CTCCTGCTTGATAACCAACAGCAACATTACCATCACCAGTAGTAATCGCAGTACCCGCTTCATCGCCCACGACCACGTTGTAATTGCCGCCAGAGGTGATGCTGTCTCCAGCGTTTACGCCTAAGCGTAAGTTGGATGTTCCTGCGGTTGGGGTAGATACAGAACCATCGTTTGAAAGTCTGAAATAAGTACCAGCCCCGCCACCAATTCTAACAAAGTCCAAATTTCCGTTGGTGTTATCAGGGATCAATCCCCAACCATCCGTGCTACCTACTTGTTGTACTACTAAGGCAGAGTCTGTGTTTCCTGTAGCTTTTACGGTTAAAGCAACCGAACTCGCTCCAGTGGTTCCAATGCCAACGCCATCATTACCACCATCTACATGCAGCATGTTAGCGTTGCCGTTTGACTCAACGCGGAAGTCAAGATCATTTGAATCATCGTTGACTACAACTTCCGTATTATTTCCTTTAAAGAATGAGATAGATGATCCTGCTTGCATCACGTTAAAGTTAAGCACAGCATCTTCTGTGCCATCACTTACATCTAATGCAAAGGTTTCAATGGTTGCATATACGACATCTTGAGAATTGTCATTTCTGCCTTGAAATAAGATATTCCCCAATTCATCTGAGTCTGCTGGAGATGCGGAGTTTCTATACATTCTGAGGTTTGGCCCAGAACTAGCATCTGCATCTGTGGTAGTAAGCGTCAAATTATCTGAGTTATCAGCAACCGTAATCGTAGCGCCAGCAGAAGACGTAATAGCACCATCTACTTGCAGCGTGCTTGCCATATCTACAGCACCATCAATGTCCACGACATCAAGGTTAGCAGTCCCGTCTACGTCTATGTCACCTGAAATGTCTAACGTAGCAGCATCTAACTCACCACTAATAGTAAGGTTGCGAACGCCTGTATAGTCTTTATTAGAATCAAGTATAACTGCTTTAGAAGCTATTGCAGTACCTATAGCAGTGCTGCCAAGGTCTAATGCATTAAGCTCTCCTACAACGGCTGTGATACCGTCTAAAGTGTTTAATTCTGCTGTTGTAGCATTTACACCATCCATTATGTTTAGTTCAGCAGCAGTTGCTGTGACACCATCTAAGATATTTAACTCTGCTGCTGTAGCAGAAATTGCAGTACCATTAAAATTAATAGCATCTACATAAGCTGTACCATCTACGTACAAGTCTCTCCATTCCTGTGAAGAGCTTCCTAAATCAAAAGTAGCATCAGTATTAGGAATAATACTTGAGTTTACATCTGCACCAAATACTACGTTATCTGAAGCTGCATCACCTAAAGTAAGTGTACCACCATTAAATGTAGTTGTTCCTGTTACTACTAAGTTGCCGCCTACATCTAAGTTACCTGAAATATCTACAGCACCGTTAATGTCAACAGTGGTAGTAGCAATCTGAACTTCAGTATCAGCAACAATATCAAGCTGCCCATCAGTACTAGAGTTTACATAGATTGCAGCATCTCTAAATTGTATTTTATTATCAGTGGCAACAGTTGTGGTGGCTGCAATGTTTACTGCACCATCAATATCTACAATATCTAAGTTGGCTGTACCATCTACATCAATGTCTCCAGAAATATCAAGACTTGCAAATACTGAAGTACCTGTAGCTGTTACAGTGCCTGATACATCTAAATTAGCATTAACATCTACAAGCGTAGCATTAAGTTCAATTTCATCAGTAGCTGCAATATCTAATACAGTACCAGAAGGAGCATTAATGTATTGAGTAGTATCGTTAAAAAATAAACCTCTTGCACCATTTAAAAGTAAACCAGCATCTGCAAGGTGAGTCAGTGTTACATCTTGATCGTCTCCAAAAGCAATAAGCGCACCGTCAGCAAGAAAAAGATCACTAAACTCTAAAGACACTGTACCTAGTGAAGCACCGTCACTTGCGTCAGGAACAAAGGCTGTAGTGGCTGTAATAGTAGTTGCCTGTAAGGTACTAGAGCCTGTAATAGCTCCGGTAACGCCTAATGTACTAGATAGTGTAGTAGCGCCTGTAACGCCTAATGTACTGGATAGTGTAGCAGCACCTGTTACTCCTAAAGTTCCAGCAACCGTGGCGTTGACATCAACGTCAAGAGTATCAACATGAGCTGTTCCATCCAAGAATAAATCTTTGAACTCCAATGAGGATGTTCCAAGATCAATATCATTATCAGTAACAGGAACAATAGCCCCATCTTGAATCCTAATTTGCTCAACAGCTGACCCACTAACTTCAACGAATACTCCCCATCTGTTATTAGTAGCATCTACTACAATTTTGTTATTAAAATCTAAATCACCAATCTGAGGAATATTACCGCCTTGTCCAGCACTTCCATCGTGCCTGTGTCCAGTAGAGCTGGCACTGCTTGCAGAGTATGTAAAAGCATTTACTACTTGGTTAAATTCATTATTAAATAGCGCCGCTGTAATTGTATCGCCATCAGCAAACGAACTTTGTCTTGTATAATTCTGAGCCATTAATTTATCTCCTGCCTGAAGGCATGTAATCTATGTAAATACCGTTTACAGCGTATGATGCTTTTTGATCCTCACTAAAAATTCTAAAGCTACATGTATTGCCAGAGCCTTCTAAAGTAATTCTTTCCATAGGGTCAGTAGTTGCTCCAAAGGTTACCGCGTTAAATGTTGCTGTGCCAAAAATAGCAGGTAGTGCAATTGTAGATACAGCAAAAGGTTCTGGTTGAGGTATGCTAGGATCTTCATAATCATAACGTACTCTAAAGCTAGGAAGAATTTCTCCTTCAGGACTAAAAGAAACTCTAGCGTATTTTAAAGTTTTTCTTGTTCCTACATCACCAAAATCAAAATTAGGTGTTTCATACATAGCAGAAATATCTACTAATGTACCAGCATTATAAAAAGAATTACCACTTGTATGGTTATAAACGTAACCGTCTTTATCGCCGTGATATATTCTTTCTACGTTGTCTGAATCTAAATCAGAAGCTAATCCTAGTGCTTGAATACCTAATGTCTCTGACCACGCAAAACCGTTAGATGTTAAAGTTCCTATAATACCTTTAGCTGTATTAGGGCTTGCTCCTGATGTACTGTAAAATAATCTATACTGAGACTTGCTTCTTAAAACTGCACTTGTAATAATATTAGCAGAGTTTAGTGATATTTCTTTAATAAGGTCTTGTATTTGTCTACTTACAGAACTTAACTCAACGTCACCAATTCTAGCAGTACCTGCGATAGTACGTACACCGTCTGGAGCTAAAAATAAAATATCTCCACCAATTTCTTGAATGCTTCCATGAGATAAACAACCCACGTTAGTTGTAATAGGTGTTACTGCAACAGTGCTAGAATTATTTATGTTAGAAAGTTTTTGTATGCTGTTACGACCAAAAATAATTAAGTCACCACGAAAGCTTGCTAGTCCTACAACAGCATCAGAAATTACTACGCTGCCTGATCCTGTGCTGCTAAAGCTATCAATGTCATTTGTACCGCTATAATACACAGTGTTTTTAGAGGACGCATCACCAGCAACTACAAGATGTTTATCATGTATAACTGCTATTGCGGGGCCTACAGTACCGCTTACTGTTATTTCTTTAGCGAAAAAAGTACGTGTTTCTAAACCGCCAGTACCTGTCATTTGAAATAAAAACGGCTCGTTGACTCCATCACAGATTACAATTTCTCCGTAATCTGAAGTACCTTCATAGACTGCAAAGGTGCAACGACCTTGGCTATTTCTAGCAGCAACTGAACGACCTGTAAAGGTACTATAGTTATCACCGCTAGAAGCTACAGAAGCTTTGTTAAGCTGTAGCCAAGTATCTTCACCATCTACACTAAAAAATATACCAGTTCCTGAACAAACAATAACGCCGTCAGCATATACTGCCATTCCTAAAATAACTTCACCGCCATTAGGCCGTGTGTCTCCAAATAAAGAATAGCCGTCAATACGCCTATAGCCACCGTCAGGATCTACTTCAAAGTTACGAAGCTTAGTAGCTTGTCCCGGCTGTTGAAGCATTTCTAGCTGGTTTAGGTTGACATTTAGTCCACCCTTACAAGAATATCCCCAAGGCTGTGACATCAGATAAATCTCATTCTATCGTCTTTAAAATATCCGGGCGTAGGTTCCATTAAATGCAGCTTCATTAGCTTTAAACCACGCTTATAGTCTTCTAAAGCAAACGCAGCAGCTTGTGAGTTTTCTTTAAACTGATGCATAAAATATCTTGCTCTAGCCATCAGCACAGGTTTATAGGTATCAGGAAATACAATTGCATCTCCAAAAGCATCTAGCTGTGTAGGTAGATCAAAAGCATAATACCAAATACGATACACTTGATCTGGAATAGGGCTTAAGCCAAATTTACGACTATCAGGACTACGTACAACCCTACTAGGTACACCATACTGTTGAGTATCTGCATCATCTTGATTCTGAGAAATTCTAAAAAAATCTTTCCATTCTTCAGTAGTTGTGTATTTAATATTGCGGATAGTGTAAGGTGCTGTTTCGCCTGAAACGCCTACAGTAGTTAATAGGAAGTTATCCCAATCAATGTAGCCATAGTCAGTAGTAATGCTACTAGAAGCAGGTTTAAGCTCGTACCAACGTGTTCCTGCTACAGTTTCTACGTACACATTACCGTACATAGGATCAGTCTCACCGCTTTCACCTGTAGATAAAAAAGGCCACTGAGGTTCTTCATTAACAATATCTAAGTAAGCTCTGTTAATACAGTCTTTAGCATGTTGCTGTACGCCAATAGCATTAGCAAACGTAGCGGAAGTTAAAGCAACCTCATTAAGTTCGCGTAGCAATTCATTTGTTAACTGAAGAAATGTAGTAGCCATTATTTTTTATGAACCTTCTGTACTGGAAAATCAACTGATTTACTTGCGCCTTTGTGTGGCTTAAAACCGTCTTTAGGATCTTTCATAATTTTAAAAGATTTTCCGGTTTTCATCCAATGATAGCCTTTAGGAGCATCTACTTTCATTAGTACGATACGCTATTATTTTTACCAGCTTTAGCACTACAAGCTTTTTCCATAGCAGAAATATCTGCTTTACTTTTCATAGCTTTACCACCATGCATATAACCGCCGCGAGCCATTTGAGTTTTCATTTGCCCTTGCATTCTGTCTACCATGTTACCGCCATACATTTTCTTTTTATCGTACATTAATCTTGCTCCATGCTAAAAGTTTTAGAAGTTTCTCTAGCTATTTCTAATTCTGTTTTATTACCAAAAATACGATCATAGTTTTCTTGGTATTTATCTTTATCAAAACCCTTACGAAAACGACTATCTTTAGATACAATCGCTTTCCTAAACATTACGGGATTTTCATTGTTACCTATTTGTGGCATTTATAAATCCTTACAAAAAGATTGGGGGCTTTTACACCCCCGCCCCTTATTAGTCAATACCGTAGAAAGCTGAAACCAGAGCATCTGGTCGCAGTACTTTGGCACCGTATACGTGAAGACCACGCACGATATCACCAAAGCTATCCGGGTCACGAATTACTTCAGTGCTGGTAATCGTCTGAGCCGTAGCTGTAGAAGACATGTGTCCAGCAAGACATTGACCTGCAGCGTTAGTAGTTGCAGCAATGTTGTTAGTTTTATACATATCAAAACCACGGAGCTTACCAGAGCTTACCAAACCATTACGGATGGAACCCTGACCAGCGTTGTAGTCAACTGACAAGAGCTTAGAAGAACTTTGTACAAGTACTTCATAAAACTCTGGATTAGCCAAGAACCAACGACCTTCTTCTGGAATATTAGCTTCGTCAAGGAGACGGGCCATATGAGAAAGAACATCAATTGGGTCATGCTCACTTGAACCAAAACCGATGTCTAAGTTACCAGTACCGTCAAAAGTGCCAGCAGCGAGGTCAGTTGCGTTATCAGAACCAAGGATGTGGTTCGGGCTTGAAGCAGAAACGCCAGCGATCATAGTAGCAATTACGCCTTCGTCAAAAGCATCACGCAAAGCGTAAGCTGCTGAAGAGGTTGCTACATCGCGGAAGTTTACGTGCGACATGTTGGTTTCAATATCATCAACAATGAACTTAAATGCGTTAGCAGTATCAACTACCAAAGAAACTTCTTGGTCAGTCAATTTAGTCTGCGTTACATCTGCACCACGCTCATACTGATAAACAGTGATGACAGGTTCTTTGATGATTCGTACAGTATCACCATAACCGGAAATCTCACCAGCGTAATCGGTATTCGTAATAGCTTCTGCTACTGACGATTTCCGAAAGAAGTTGAGTACCTGTTTGGAATATACTTTAGGTAGGAAAAACGAGTTAGTTTGTCCTGATACAGAGTTACCAAAGTTACCGTTGGTATCTGTACTTTGCTCAAATAGAGCGTCTGATTGGTTATAAGCCATGTTATATTACTCCTAAGTAGAAAAGATTATCCTCTACGAACTCTTCCCTCTTCCATAGCAAGCTTGATTTCATCTTCAACCCTGTCAAATTGGTCTAGGGACATTTTCGCAATTTCACTTTCTGTCCAAATCTTAGCTTCCTTAGCATCTACATTGGTTGTTTTAGTAGATACCATGTCTGCTGCAGAACCACTCTGCTGGCGATTTGAACGTCTTTTGCGAGTACCTTGTCCTTTCCCAGTTTCTAACTTATAAAGATCTAACGCTTTGACAGCTAAAGTAACATTATTAGGATTATTATAAATCCAATCTTGTATTTGTTCAGGTTGTTCCTGCGCCCACTCATGAAAGCTATCGTCTCCTCTGATATCATCAAAGTCAGGATGTCTTTCTTTAAGAGCCGCTTCTGCTTCTCGCGCTGCAATCTCTGCTTCTCGTTGTTCAATAACAGAAAGCTTAGAACGTAACGCTTCTACTTCTTGCTGGCTCCTCATATGAGCTACAGTTTCTACTGTGTCATACAAATCAGGGTATTCATCTCTAAAACGATCTAAGTCCTCTTGAGACTTAGGAGCTTGGTACTGGGGTTCGGCTTCTCTAGCTTGCTCCCTTAGTTCTTGCTCTGTTCGTTTAAATTCAGAAAGCTTCTGATCATAATGTTTCTTTAAATCGTCGTAACGCTTTTTATAGTTAGTGTTTGGTTCATCCTCAGTAGAAGGGGCCTTTTTGCGGGTAGCCTTCTGCTGTTGAGGTTCTTCATCTTCTTCCGGGTAATACAAGCTTTCTGCAGCACTAAGAGATTTTTTCCTCTCTTGTTGTTGCCACGGTTTACGTGCATTATATGGATTTGAGACTTCTTCCTCTTCGTATGCCTGTTCGGACATGGTACTCTCCTTTTCTACGGGGCTTGTTTCTTGCAAGGTAGCCAATTTCAAACGTCTTTAAAATCTGGGGCTTGATACTACAAGGTAGCCGTACTGTTGTTTTTTAGCGTCTTCCTCCCATTAGGCTTGGCATCTGATTAGCACCTAACATAGATTGCTCTATAAGATCTTCATCTTCTTCCATTTGTTGATTAGGCATTCCATAAGGATTGTCTAATAAACCGCCTACTGCGAATCCAACTTTACCACCACTAGCTCGTCGTTCAGCATCATCCATCATTGTTTGAAGATTGTCTGCTCCAATTTCACTAGTAGCTTCTTCAGTCATAACAAACTCTCCATCGCTTAATCGCGCAGGAATTGAGTCTGATACATCTGTTCCGGGGCCTTCTACCTCTCCAGCCCCAGAAAACTCTGATGCAGTCGTAACGACCTTATCAAAGATTTCACTGAGCCTTGGATCTGATTCCAAAGCTCCCATTAAATATTCTTGTTCGCTATCGTCTAGAGATTGCCCTAGTACATAACCCATGTAATCTTCTTCCATTTCATCGTCTGGAAGTTGAGATTCTTCTGCATTTGCCTGTTCTTCTGGTGTAAAAGTATCTACAGGCATTTCGGGTGGTACAAGCATTGAAGCACCCCCTTCTGCTTTAGCCATTCTTATTTTACTTCCTTGTGTATCAAAAAGACCTTCTTCAGGAGTATCTTCAGATTTCAAAGCTTCTCTTATTTCTTCTTCAGAGTAAGAGTCTAGTTGTTCTTGTATTCTTTCTTTTGCTTCCAAACTTTCTGCTTGTTTAGCTGCAGCTAATAAAGATCTTATTTTTTCTTTAAGCTTTTTCATCTTTTCTCTCCATTTCTACTCTAACGCTATCCTTCAACTGCTCTAGGCGTTCCAGAGAATTCAGCCTCCCCTGACTGCGGTACAGCTCCAGTTCCGATGTTGCCACCGCCAGTACCCGTAGCTCCAGTGTCTTGGCCTTCTGGAGGTACTCCTTCAGCGGCTCCCATACCTCCGGGTTGTTCACCACCGGGGCCAGCTTCCGGGCCAGTTGCTTGTCCAACATTATTTTGCATCCCTATAATTTGAGCCATTAGAGCTGCTTCTTCAGGATCATTAATCAATTCATCTGGATCAAGGTCAAGACTGTAAGCAAGCTCGCTAATTAGCTTGTTCATTTTAATAAATGGTGCAATAGCAGGATTTTGAGCAGTTTGTAAGAACATAGTCAATCGCTGGCTACGTACTTCTTTTTGCATTAAGCTATTTGTACCTGTGGCTTTTACTTCTAAATCACCTTTAACATCTAACTTAGATTCTAAGAATTGCATGTTCCACTGGAAGTATGCTTCACCCATAGGCTTAAGTAAGAAATCATCAAGATTTTTAATGACAGTTTTAATATTAAGGGATGCTGCGCCAAGTAGCATGGACATACCTGAAGCAGTTCGCGTCATGCTTTGGACGCCCGTTTGACCGTGTGAATAGCTTGGAATACCTGTTTGTTCATCTGCAAGCTGTCTGAACTTATCAAACATCATCATGTTTTCTTGTGAGGTATTAGGAAACTTTAAGCCATTGATAGCTGTTCCGGGCATTCCTGCTTGTCTTCGGAATACTTTACCCGGATATATTTCCATACTCTGACCACCCACAAGAGCAGTTTCGTCTACATCAAAGACTAATGATCCTGATAACGCTAGGTTGTCTATTGCCATGCGAGCGTGACCATTCATGATCTTTTGAGAATCATCCATATTCTCAGCAACCCCAATGCCAAAGAAGCTATAGGGATTACGCTCATAGGGAAAGGCATGATAAGGCAATCTGAAAGGCGTAAACGGATTTACTACTGCCCTCAACATTTGACCGTTGCAGATCCAAGCGTTTACTTGTACTTCATCTAGGTCATCTACTTCCTCTGGTATATCCATACCAACTTGGCGAGCATATTCTGCATCCATAACTCCCCAATACTCTAGAACTTCAAACTGTCCAGACCCTGATTCATCAGAACGATGATCGTCTTTTAGTTCTTGTTCATAGTCTTTTTCTTCGTAATTAGGCCCCATTACTAGAGCTTCACGAATTGCATCTTTGTTAAAGTATGGCATCCTTGCCAAAGACCGTAATTTAGTACGGTTCATTCTATGTCTGTGAAAAATGTACTCTGCTTCGTTTATGTTTGTAGCATTTGGATCAGGAAAGAAATCCCAAATGCTGACAAACTCAATACGAGGAACGCGCACATCAATTGGAGAATATCTCCTAAGTCCTTCTTCATCTTCTTCCCAGCGACTAAGTGTCTTATTAAAGTTAAACGGCCCTTTTACTATGCCTGTGCCGAATAAGGCAGATTCAAAAAGAGCATTGCGTATTTCGCTGGCTCCATTTGATTCTTCAATTTGATCATGTATTAATTTTTCTAATCTTCGCGCAGCTTCTCTTGCAGGACTGACTTGAAGGACTTGTGGGTTTGGTGCTGGTCCGTCAGTGAGCTTTTCGCTTGCTGCTTCTTCAATTGATGTTTCTTCAAAACCTCCTGACCCAAAGGTCGCTCCCGGCTTAAGTACACGCCCGTCACCTTCGTAACCAACGTCAAATGGATTCTCCTCTTTCTTTTCTGGAAACTCTGCAGCTTCTTCTTGACTAGTTTCAATACCCGGTAACGGATTTTGTGGATCTAGATGAGCATACTCGCTAATACCTTCTGGTACTTTAGTTTCTGCAATACCAATAGGAAACTTATTAGCTCCAAAAATAACATCTACTAATTGTCCAAAAGCAGCCAGTACTTTTGTTTTAGTTACTTTAACAAATACTCTAGACTTTTCAGATTCTCTAAAGCGTACGTTTTTACCGTATAAACCACGATAATTATGATACGCTTCTAGCCAGCGTCTTTCATCTAAGTCTCTAGCACTTTCAGCCTGTTCATAACGATCCATAAGAAGACCAACAAAGTTATTACGTAAGGACTCCTCTAGTGTAAGCTGGAGTCCCTGTTCGTCTTCTACTTGCTCAAAGTACAGTTCATTTGATGTTAAGTTATTTTCATCCATAATTTATTAATCTGGAGTCACACCAAGATGCTGGAACTCAATTAAAAAAGTAGCCGTAGTTGCTGCTGTTGCTAAATTACTTGCAAGAGGCTTTAATCGGATGTGCAAAGTACGTGCAGCAGCGCTATATAAAGAACCTGCAAGAGTCATTGCTTCTGAAGTAGCTGGGCCACCATTCATGGTAGAAAAGCCATTAGCTGCGGCAGGAATTCCATTATTAATAATATACAAAGGGGTGTTAGCTGTAATAGTAACAGCACTGCCACCATCGTCTGCAATAGCTTTTTCATCAATAATCTGTCCGCCACCTGCTGCTGTTCCTAAGTCAAAATCAATATCGTCACCTGAAGAGCCACCAGTAACCAAGTTACCATTAGCAATCATAATAAGATTTTTAATTGAAGTGTCAGCAGGTTGAGTAAAGCTAACATCATAAGTAGCGTTAGCCGTTACAGCAATAGTTCCTGTAGTAGCAGATGTTGCTGAAGTAATTACATTATCTGAAAGGGCTTGAACGTCTAGCGACTTCGCTGAGTTACGCCCCGTATCTCGTATATCTACAACTGGGTTAGTCATATATTTCTCCTAATATCCAAAATCTGCATCTGCAGGTGTATAAGCTTGTTCAAGACGTAAGTGCCTTAACTGAGCTAGTGGGTCGTTTACTCTTGGCCTAGACATAATAAGATACCGTAAGGCATCATATGCGTGGTCTGGAGCATGTGTATCTACATCTTCAGGGTTTGATTTATCCAAAGGAATGCCTTGAAGCTCGCGTATCAGGCTAGGACAGCTACTGAAAATCTGTAATCTTGGTCGTCCGCTTGGCTGTAGCCTCAAGTATTCGTGAATTTGAATCTTACCCTGTATTCTATTTTTATCTGCTCTGCGTAGCTTGTGGCCCTGTCGTACTAATGTTTCTCCGACTGTAGGGCCTGTAGTACCTGTTCTAGACCAAGCTGCAGTATCTAAAACTCCTTGGACAGAAAAAGGATCTTGTAGTTCCATTTCTGTAATCTTACGTCCTAAATCTTCGCCAGTAAGACCTTTTTGATATAGTTCACGGTAAACAATTAATGTGCCGTCACTAGGATCTATTGCAGCCCATATACAAGCTGACTCACTAGCATAACCATAGTCAACGCCTTTAACTCTATCCCAGTGAATCGGGATTTGAAATGGCGGTATTACATGTTCTTCTACGTTAAATTCGGTAAAAGCTGCCCCCTCGTTTACGTCCCAATTACCTTCTAATAGCTGCTTACGTTGCGTTGGGGGCAAAGCTTTAAGCATTTGCTCGTATCTTCCATCCGTTGCTAAGAATGGATTATCTTCTAGACGAGCTGGTATAAACTTTCTTGTTAAACCATCTTTACCTACAAAGCTTTGATCAGGTTCTGCTGGTTCAATATACCTATTCTTTACCCAGTGCGCGCCTACGCCACCGGGGTTAGCAGTACAACGCATATAAGGCGTTATCTCGCTATCTGTTGTTCTTAGTCGTGAAGCTAAGTAGTTCCAAGCAAACTCTGTTGGCAGGTGAGTAATTTCATCAAAACCTATCCAACTATATGCTTGTCCTTGATAACGATATACATCTGCATCACGTTCAAGGAAACCAAACTCTATCTTAGCTCCGCTTGGGAAGTTCCAAAGCTTTTCTACTTCTCTATATTTACAACCCGGAAAAGCTTTCGGATATAATTCCCTTGACTTATCTATCAGCTCTCGTAGCTCTGGCATAGACCTTCTAATAATTAAGGCCCTATGAGCAGCTCTATGAGCGTATCTGAGGGGGTCTACGAGCATAGCGTAGGACTTTCCACCCCCTGCGGCTCCTCCGTACAATACGTCCGTCTCAGCGGCTGCTAGGAACTCTGTCTGAGGCCCTTCGTTCGGAGCAAATATAACATTATCTTTTACTACTTCTGCTTTAACATTCTCGGGAAGTATCTCTAGGTCAACAATCTTACCTTCGTTTGTTACAGCGTCTGTCGGTTCATCCAGCTTTTTAAGCGTTGTTGTTTTCTTTTTTAATTGTGTTTTTGCTTTAGTTAACTTCTTTTCTAAAGCTTTAACAGTTTTTTTATTTTGGTTAAAAGCCTTCTTTGCACTCATCTTAGCTTTTACTTCAGAGTGATAAGTATACTGTCTAGTAGGCTTACCACCTGCTTTTTCTAAATAATTACTTAAGGTTTGATGAGATATCTTTACATCTTGCCCTAGTTCGCTTTTGATATAAACTAAACCCTCTCGTAATGAAGGAATAGATTCATTTAAAAGCCCATTAACAGTATTTTCTAAAACCTCTAAATAGCCGGGAATAGCCTCCAACATGTTTGTATCTTTGTTGTGAGCGTATCCAAAGGGTATTACACCCCTGCCTTTTGGCTTAGTCTTCGGATACAGTGTATTCTGCGTCATCAACTACCACTGGTGATTTAGCAGGTAGAATAAATAAAGACCCTTGAGAGTCATCTACCTTATGGTTTACATCAATTCGTTCAGCTTTTCCTAAGCCTATGCGGTCTAGGATAGTCTGAGCGGCCTGTATCTTTACGTTAGACTGTGGAATAGCATGTTCTGCTTCCATCACTTCTACTAATTTAAAAGCTGCTTTAGGTGCAGATTGTGCTAGGACATCAGAGGCTAGATCTATCATCTCCTGTTTAAGTGCTTTAATGACTTGAGGATAGCTTCCTTCGGAATAACCTGCTAATTCTGCTGCTACTTTTGGATCACCTCCCGTTACGAGTAGGTTTTCTAAAAAACTTTGCTGCTTTTCTGTATATTCTCTTTCTGTTTTCTGAGAATTACGAGGTAAATACTTAGATACATGTTGATTCATAGCAGCTATTATACAGCCGTATTACGATGTTGTCAAGTACTTTCTTTAATTCCTAACGGAATTTGTTGTTTTATTAAATAACACTTGACAAGTTAACAATACAGGTGTATAATATATTACATATTTAAAAGCCTTTAACAACAATAATACAAATTATAACAACAATAATACATCATTTAGAGGCTTTTAAAAGCTTTTAAATAGAGAGCGCAACTATTCCCCCAGCTTTTAAAAGCTTTTACCTGCCCTTATGCCTCACACACTTCCCCCTATGTTGACAGCTTGAAACAGTTGTAAAATGTTCGTGCATGTATTATGTGCGGGGGGAGGGGTGGTGGCCTCCTGCCCGGCCCTTACAAGCTTTGACCAGATGCGAATGATTCTCAACTGCAAATGCAAATGATTTTTAAAAGCTTTTAAAAGCTGTTCGCATTTGCGAATGCTTCTCAAATAAGAATGATTCTCATTTAGAAGTTTTTAAAAGCTTTTAAAAGTGTTTCATGTGAAACTTGACAAGCTTGTCACAGCTTTAAAAAGTCTTTAAATGCTTAGATCTATAAGTTATAAAAACACAACTTTTTAAAGCTTTTAGCAATAATATCAAATCCTTAACAATCCTTTCCAATCATTCCTAAACTGCAACAATATCTATTCCAATTGGGAATATTTAGACCATTTTTCAAGTTTAAAGGTTCAATTCTAAAGGCCTTTAAATGCGCTCTAAGGCCTAAAATATTTTCATAGGCTACGGTATTCGGAAACCGTTTGACGCTCTCACGGCCTCTCACGGCCTCTCACAGTCTCTAAAAACCTCCATTATCTCTCCATAATCGTATGTGGC